TGGATCGGGATTCAGTACCGGGCATGATCCTGAGAACTGGAACGAATGGACACTTGAACCCCCGATTTGTGGAGTGGATGATGGGGTTTCCGCCGGATTGGACAAAAATCGAAACAAACGAATCGGAGCGCTTGGAAACGCAATAGTTCCGCAGGTGGCGTATCAGATATTTGCGTCTATTGTGGAATATGAAAAAATGCAAAAAAATCTTTGAGAATAAGTGAAGGCATAGTATCTTTGTGCCATTCATAATTATTTGGGATGTTACAACGGCGTAGCAATACGCCGTTGTTTTGAAATCGCGGAGTAGTTCAAGTGTGAGAACCCCCGACTGCTAATCGGGAAATGCAGGTTCAAATCCTGCCTCTGCGGCCAAGGCTGTATCTGGAAAGATTATGGCCGCCGACGCCGGACGGTTTAATCCGGCAAACAGCCTGAATGCGGCTGGCTGGGAAGCAGCGCTTCAGTAAACCTGAAGGACGGTTTGTGCATACGGGTTCGACTCCCGGTTCGGGCGCAAAAAGAGCTGGTGTACTAAAATAGGTGCTCCAGCTCTTATTTTTTATCGTCCGGAAGCCGAGGCAGCCTTGGGATGTAGGATTCGATCCGGTTCCATATATCCAACCCGGTGACAACGGCAATGTTCTCAAGATTGGATTTAAATTCGGTCAGTGAGATAACGCCGGACGCTATCCAAACAAGGTCAAAGTTTATGCCTTTAGGGATAAAGTAAATGGATGCTACCAAATGACTCAAGAGTATGGCCAGCGTATAAAGCAGTAGTTTCCATACAGAGCGCTTCATTTTAGAAGACTGTATCTTTTCATTGCGCGCGTGTTTCGCTGCTATCAAACCCGTAATGAAGTCCGATATGACCAAAACAAAAGTAGCAAGCACAAACCATTGGACAGGGGCGATAACAACCCACAGCGTAGTCCATGCGCCAAAAACAAAAGACTTGATGATATTCATTGATAGCGGGGTCAGCTTATATTTCATGGCAAATATAAACGTTTTACGGATGACTTGACTGAGACGGACTAAAGTACACGTCTGCTGAAAGAAGCCTGTAATCTGCTGATCCGTTTACCGTTTCCATTGTTATAACCATCACTTCGCCGCGAAGATTCCTACCCCGGAGCAAAGCAGCCTTTTGCCTTGCGGCATTCGCTATCGAATTAGATATAGCAACAAATTCCGCAGCCGAATCGTACATATCTCTCATAAAGTCCGCATTCCACGCTCCTTCATAAGATTCCCAGCGTTCCGCGCGCAGGCGGGAGCGCATACCGTTTATGTAATCGGGATACGCAGCCGGGATCACTATGTCCGGGTATGTAACCGCCCGGTTTGACACTACCCGTGTAGCCCAAAATATTTTCATAAGACGGGGATCGGGGTTGGCTACAAACCGTATTTGCGACTGATACTGCACACCGTAAAAATTATTCCGTGTTCCGCTTGTGTTGTGGATGTACAGTTGCCCGTCTTTAAAAGAAATGAAGTATTGACCTATTTCGCCGTATGCTTCCGGCGTGAAAGAATACCTTGTACTCCATCCGTTCTTTAACTCATCAAAACCCCATGTAACCGTACCAACTTCACCAAAGCCGCCGAGCGTCAAAACGTATTGACCCAACTGCCTGTCAAAACCTCCAACAGACGGAGCGGCGTTTGCCAGCGTCAGCCGTTCTTTGCCGTAAGACCGCCACGTCTTTACCGTTTTGGCATTGATAGGATTAACGCCATTGCGCGCGTAACGCCACGGAATGCCGCTGTAAACGTCCCACCAGTATGCGTAGCCATCTTGCACTACAATGGATTCCGGATGTTCACAGCCCGCATCTACAACCGTTTCGTCGGCTATATTCAGTATCGAATCGGAGCGCCCTACATTGTAGTTGCCGGACAAATCCTGAAGGCGCCCTTTGCCAATATAAACAGGCTGCAACTTAAAGCGACACCAGGCCAACAGGACGTTGTGTACAAAGGCAATCTTTTTGATAGCGCCCCACGCCCGGTTAATATCGTTATAGTCGAGCGCCATGAACGACGACGTTCCGTTTATCTTTGTGTCCGGCAGGAACAGATCGGAGAAGCGTATGCGGTTGTAGTAAAACCGTTTGCCAAAGTCTTTATTTTCAACAAAAGCGCGACCAAGGTCGGCGCAGCCGTTCAACCTGTTTACGGCAATCGTTGTATGTTCCGTATATGCGCGGCGTCCGCCCGATCCTACCGTACTCCACGTTTCGTAGCGCCAGTATGTGTCGCCCCAGACCACCTTCCCCTTTGCCGGAGAAACTGATTGATAGGACGACCCTACAATAAGGTCAACGGATTGATCCTGCAATGGCCCGGCGTGTGCGCGTTCGGGTTCGCCTGGATCAATGATTTCGTAGCGCGGACTGATTTCGTAAAATATTTCGTTCGATGCCTTATTCGGACTGATAAATTCAATTACCCATTCCGGCTTGATTTCCACACCGATTTCAATGGCTTCCACAACAACGTAGTAGTCAATGCCGGAAACATACCGGCCAACAACAGGAAGTTCGATGATAGAGCCGTCCGCTGTCAAACCAAATCCGGATTCATTTACAACAAATCGAACGCGATCCCCGGTTTGCGGTTCATATCCGCTTTGCTCGCTATTGCGCTGAAAAAACAGCACAGCGTCAACCGTAGCGTTTTCATCCAGCGGCCTGTTCACCTTGATAAAGATATGCGTAGCGTCTCCAGCCGCATAAGACGTTGAAACGGGCGCAGCGTCAACATCCGTAATCCTCATATACGTCACCTGATCGGTCATCCATTGGATATAGCGCTGATAGTACGCCTCTTTTGTAATGCCGATAAAGTAGTGGGTAGCCCAGTCCGGAGGAATGGAATCTATTTCCCAAAACACGGATTTAGGGTATAGTTTCTCACTTGTTGTCGGGAACGGCATGCGGAACTCCGCTCCAAACGAAGCGCCGCACGTCCGGCCAATATCGTCTTTATAGATAACACAAAACCGATACACGCCGCCAAGTTTAAGGAAGCGAAAGTCAATAGACACACCGCCCGGAGCGGGGATAAGCGCAGCCACAACAGTAGGCCCCAAATTGACAGCCGTATTGATCGTTTGCGAAGACGGCTGCGTAAATGCGTACTGATATGAATAGTCGCTTGGATATGTTAACAAGGGCGATATTACGCGCGTTTGGCCGCCCGAAGTTGCATATACAGTTATAATTGCAAGACCTAATTGCGACGTAAACTCAAACCTACCGCCTGATGTTCCGGGTATTTGACAAAGCACACCTGATAGCGGATTGGTATTGTCGTCAACGATTTGAAAATTAACCTGAGCGCGATTGTCTAAAGACCATTGCTCGGAGGTGTTTATCAAAAGCACTTCACCCACAGGCGTAGTGTTAACGGGCGGCGGGAAAAACGATCCTGGGGAGATCGGAGTCGTACTCCAAGGCACAAGTGCGGTGGTATCGTCTAAGCCCTTATAGACCAAACTGCTTTTGTCGGGTGAATTTTGCAGATATACTTTTATGGTATCAAAATCGCTATGTGTTAAATATGCCAATAGCGTATCTGCTGAAGCCTTATATGGATTGTAGAAAAAGTATCCATTGTGATCGCATACCACATTTTGAACCCCGGCGGAATTAAACAAAGCGCTAACCGTCTGCAATTCTACATTGATTGCGGCTTTTCTTGAATCTGGTGTGTCGCCCCCGCCTGCATCTACTACATATCCGGACAAGAAAAATATTGTATTTCCGCTAATTGGATTAGTTCCAATCCATCTAAATGCGTGCATATTACGCACCTGTATAGGCCCGTATCCGGGTTCGGTATCCAAGTCAAATTCGGTTGTTACAGCGGTCAAATCCAAAATGCGCTCATACTTTTTTCCGTCAAAGGCAACAGAGCCTGCCACGTCAATAGTCGGAGCAGAACTGCGCTGCCATTCTTTGCCGTTTTTAAGATTGTGACGTGATCCGTTTAGGTCATCAAACCTGCAATACGGAGACGCTACACGGAGGATATATGTACCGCGCGGAACGCCTTTTATTTCAAAGTATCCGGTAGCCGTGCCGGGATTGTCGGGATTATTCGACACGGCATAGTAGTCCGTCCCTGCAAGATAAACAACAAGGCCACCAATACTTTTTAGGTCGCTGCCCGGAGGATACCAAGACGGATAATCGCTTGTAAATTCCGGATGGTTGATTATTTGAACCGTCCCCTTGATTGTAATAAGGTTGACATCCGTAAATTCCTCGGTTGTGATAGTCATTTCCACACAATCCGGGCAGTCGTATCCTTCCGTATTCCCTGCCAAAAACAGGCGCGTTCGCCCTTTTTCATCGCTTGACGTTTCAACGCCGGAAGATATAAGCGGAAGCCAGTCAAAGTTTTTCAGCACCTGCGTATCGTCGCTCGATCCTTCGTCGCTCTCAACAGATTGATACAACTGATCGTTATAGAACAGCACCTTTTGTTTGAGTATTCCAATTTCGCAAACCGGAATGCGCTTTATCAAAAGAAATTCTCCGTCATTCCCGTCACGCCACGCAACTTCAACTTCACGGATAAGGGTAAGCCAGTCGGGGTCGGTTAGCAAGGTCTCCGAAAAGTCAACCTCAATGGCGTTTAGGCCATACATTATTGATCCGTTCAGGTCAACATTTAAGGCTACATGAGAGATAGGCCCCCATGCGGACTTTTCTCCGTCGTCATAAATATATCGCGTTCTGAATTGCGCACAAAGTTCGGCAACGTTGTTGTAGCCGACATTCGGGTCAGAAACGTAAACAGGAACAGGCGGATTTGTGGGCGGTCGCTTTGCCAAATCGTAGTGCTGTTCCCGGATAATCCGGCCGTAGTGGTTGAGCGGAATAAGGATAACATCGTCCGGGTTTTTGCTTGACGTAACGGTAAGGCGTTCATTCGTTATACCCATGTATATCGTCGCCTTGCAGTCGCATATATCGTACTGCATACGAGTACCCTGTTTGGCATCTACAAGTTGGCTGAGCGAATCCATAAGCCACGCCAACCCTCCGGCAGGGTCGTCCTGATAAGTGCCGTCAGAAGTGAACGTATAAGGCCCTGCAATGTTAGATCCGTTTACGTCTTGTATCCGAAAGGTATAGACGGCACCGGGTGTAAACTGATTTTCTCCGGGAACGCCGGCAATTAGCTCATAAGTGAACATTTTGCCGAGATTGGCCGCTTTGTCTATATTGATCTTGCGGGGCGGATTGCCCTGGTGGTTATTGTTTCGGTCGCTCCAGCCGTCCGTCCATACAAGGATTTTGCCGTCAATGAAAGAGGCGGAATGTATAAGGTTATTCGCGTTCAGCGCACCTTGTGGCAATGCGGCAATTACGTCAATATTCCCCGTTTCCACGCTATATCGAAGTATGCGATGGTTTCCAAGGTCGTTGGCAATAAAGTATATTAGCGTATTCCTTTGCTTGTTTTCAAACGCGCCGATACACGAGTTGATCCCCGATGGCAGCGAAAAAAATACGTTTTGAGTTCCTTTGATATTTTCTGCCGCACCTGGAAACGCACCATAGCCGTTATGGATATTTAAGGCATCACGGTAGTCTTCGCGAGCAACCAAGTGCTCGTCGCTATCCGTGTCAATTATGCCTGTAAAAATATTGCTTGATAAACCGCGTGCCATCTTTTACCATTTGGGGCCGCCTTTCGTGTGTTGCCGGAACGATGCCGCCCACTCCGAAGGATGCCTGCGATTATAAAAACGCTTTAGGTGATTCCATTCCCGCATAAATTGCGAGTGATTATAGTTTGCCACATTCGGGCGCGTACCCGTATCCAGCAAAGATAGTGTTCTGTAAAACAAAACCATTTCCGCCTCAATCGGGATGTTATGCAGCAGTTCCGCGCCCGGCGCTTGCACATACTCTACCACAAGATTGTCGCCTGCATTTACAAGCATTCCGGCGGACAGTTCCAGTACGCCTGCCTGCACATTATGCCGCCACGATCCGTAAGGGAACCGTTCCGGCATATATCCGTACAGTTCCCCGTATTCAGCAGGCGTAAAAAAGAAGTTTTGAATAATGCGCGCATCCGGAGAAACAAGATCAATCGTTTGTGCGGCTTCGGCGGAGCAGTCGCAGTCTTCCGGCGTGAACGATGAATTGTTCTTTAACCACTTGCGCAGGTGATCGTTTTCCCAAAGCAGCACCAAGTGGCCGTTCTCATTGATAACGCCAACTTTTGTTACCTCCTGCACGGTATTGGGAAGCGGAATGATAAAACTATCCGGGACAACATACATTTCAGCCTTATTCGACGTAGGCAGATGCAGGCCGATTTGGCTGATAGCCATACGCGCAAACCGTGCTACCAAAGCATAGTTTGAATCGGATATGTCGCCACGAGCGGCGCATACATTGCGGATAATCGTATCGAGTGTTGTCGTGTTCATCGAGCGTTATTATCGTTTGCATCCGCCTCATTGCTAATACCCGGAGTAGGTATTTGGCGTTGAGCCTGAAAGTATTGGACAGCCATATCAATAACCATGTTCAGAATAGCCGTTCCGCCCGGCAGCGGTTCATCGCTATCAAAGTTTTCGATAGAAACATACGCCTGCACCGTGTGTTCACAAAGCGGAACGCTTGATCCGTACAGCCACATCCGGGTTTTCCTTATCTCTCCGTCCCTAACCGATTCCCAGCAAGTCCATTGCAGCGCCTCTTGCAGCAAGGGGTCGGAGCCGAGCATGGCCATGTTTGCAACCTTCGCGTATTGCTTTGAAAACATACCCTTCGGGCATACCAAACCAATAGGCCAGGTTCCCGGCAAATCCAATACCGGGTGCGGAAGATCAATATAGAATGCGCCCGAATCGTGCTTTTGCGGAACAGCCTCCATAACATGATACAAAGATTGCACCTTGTTCGCCACAAAACCGGACACGCCGGCGTCACCTCGCTGCGCTGCACGGTCTTCGTACAACATTCTGCGGGTGGCGTCGGCGTGTACAATCGGGAGATACGCTAAAATATCCGCTATTTGGACATTCCCGTCTTGGCTAAAGCTGCCCCCCGATACCCGAAATAATATCGTTTCCGCTATCGTCTGTTTGGTCATTGTTCTTTAGTTTCGCTCCGGAGCGCGTTTTTTGCTTATTGATATTTGGCGCACTTTCAATGCCGTTTTGAACTTCGGGCGCAACGTATTGACTGGTACGCGGAGCCATTACAAACTGGATAATCGAAAGAACGGCAACCAATACCTGTTCATTGATTTTCAATCCGCCCTCGGTAAACAGGAATTTGGCAACAGTAAGAACGGTAATAATGGCAAGATATATTACAGGCTTCGTTTTTAGTGCGTCAATCGCTTTGGCCAAAAACCCGTCAATATAGTCGCCGGGAGTAGCCTTTTCAGACGGAGAAACAATATGGCCGAAGTCGCTTACATAGTCGCCGCGCTTGACAAATTCGGCCTTTATAGCCGTTCGCGGGTTGTTGAACAACAGGGCAATAGACGACAGGATCGTGATGATGCCCGGAGGAACGGATACGGGCGACGCAGGCGACGCAAGGAATGTTTCGGCGGCAATAACTACCGATCCGATGATGAGCCAAAGCAGGCGGTTGGAAGTCTTGAGCGAATCAAGAAACTTGGAAATGATTGAAACGAATAATTGATTTAAGTCCATATTTAAAGTGTTTGTGCCGTTGTGTTCGCGGCAATGTTACGTTGAGATATTACCCATGATCCAAGTTCGGAATCGCGAATTGATATTCCGTAGTGGAGCATGAGCAGGTCAATTAGGTTGTTGCGCTCGCTGTCAGGCCACGAATACTGGATAGAACCCGTAGCCGTATAGTTCTCCTGATCGTTTGTTACGTCGGTAGTTACCGCCCGGACAGCAAAGGTCGGAATAGAAATGTACCGAAGGTCGGCAATATTACCCTCTTGTCGCGGCAGCATCGTCAAACGTTCGCCGGAAAAGAAATGGTAAAACCGCTTTTTTGTAATACTTGGGCCTCGAACTTTTGATGCCTGCAAGTTCGCGATTTCGCTTTCGTGAACAGGCAAAGACGGGTAATACGAAACAGTTGTGCTTCCGGGATTAACGTTTTGAACATGGCCGTATCGAACACTTAACAGCCTGCCAAAGTTTGACGGGAGCGGAACAAGTCCGTTTAATCCGATATAGATAGGCCCCGGATTTGTGACAGAATCAGAATCTTGAATGAACGGCCGCATAGCCGTAGGAACTGTTTGAGTTTTATCGAATTGTGCAGCCCAAAAGTTCCACAACATTGTCTCACAAAGCCTGCTGATAGCGTTAAATTCGGCATTGGTAATGTAGCCGCCTTTATCCTTTCGGATAAGGTAGCGAACTTCATTATATATGTCGTTTACGTTTATCATGCTAACATTTGGACAATTTCAACATAAGCAGTAGCACTAAATTGACTGTCACTTGCTGCGGTTGATGGGGGCGTAATTGTAATTTGCATTCGATCCGTAGAATCGTTTACGGAAATAGTCACAGCCGTAGTTGCCATATTGGTATCGGAAATAGGCGCCCCAATCGTTTGTTGCGCTCCAACTAAGCTCGATGTAGCGCCGCGCCGCTTAACCGCTGCCTTATAGTCTGCTACAAAAATTTCACCAACCGTTGCGGTTCCGCTACCTTGCGCAGTACAAACAACAACGACACGAACAGTAACATTCCAACATAAATTTTGAAATGTATTGATTTGTATATGGGTATTACCGTCGGATGGATTTTTTAATAAAAGTGTAGGATTAGTTCCGTTGATTGTATTGCGAACAATCGTTCTCATGTGCTGGTTTGCGCCGCCCGAAGAATTGTACATTGAACCATTTGCCCAAACATCCATTCCATACTGGTCAGAAAAGGCATAAAAGCCTCCAACCCTTGAATAGTCCGCATTCCCTTCTATTTGATTTCCTGTTCCATGCGTAATGCAAGAAAACGAAGCGCCAGCAACTTCAGCAGTCCCGCTTGAAAAAATTTGAAGGTCAACAGCACGGGAGCCTCGATTGTTTCCGGTGCCTCTTAACTGAAAAGCCGCGTTTCCTTTAGGGGCAATAACGGCAGGAACATTAGTGCTACCCGATACTTTAGGGGTAAGCTGGGTAAACGGACTGCCATTAAAACTTGATCCTTGGGATTCTTCCCAAAATTGGAGCGAAGCGGGCGGGGCGAGCGAAAGAAGTTGTTGTACAGATATTTTTTTATAAATATTAGTAGAGGCATCGTATATACCAATATGGTCTTGGTTTTGATCTACCTGATTTTGATTTATGTCGTCCAAAAACTGAATAGTGTACCTTGAGAATAGCTCTATTGGGGATATTTTGTATAATAGCCCATCTGAATTTTTCCGAATAACAAAGTAATCGTTAACAAGATTAAGGGCTGATCCCGTAAGAACAGTAAGTGAGCCAATATCAAAAGCGGACAGCGAAAGAAAGTCCGCCACAGTCATTTTTTTGGCCGTTTGCGTTGTGCTGTCAAATACGATAACAAGATCACTTGACTGATCTATACCACCGCTTGTAAGCAACTGAAGAGCATCTATTTTTTTTCCCATAACTATTCAACGATTGCGATGGATTCCGTACCACCAATGGTTATAAAGGGACGAACAGAAGAATCGTCGCCGCAGCCGCAACTGCAATTCAAATACTCCTGAGCCTTTTTTAGATATTCGATAAACTTGTCGGATTTGTTACAGTCCAAAAACATTTTGGCAAACTGGAGCAGATTCATTGCATACTCGAAGTTCGCCCGTTCAGCAGGCGTAAGTTGCGCCCAGCCGCCTTTTGCGCACGCTTTTTGATCCAGCGTTAGGAACCGTTGCTCAAGACAGGAAAGTGTGTCACAGAGCCTGTTGTCGCATTCTATATCGGTATCCAAATAAATGTTCCCGGTGTGCTTTTGGCTAAACCCGGCAGCGTGGCCGGTATTCTGCATTTCGGCAGCACTTACACTCTTTTCAACCGTTGACGATAGCGAACTTTGATACGTTACGTTAACGTGCGTAGCCGTAACGTTTACGCTTGCGGTAGAACTTGTAGTTGGCAGGGGAGTGACAATTCCGGGAATAACAGGATGGTTTATCGTCATTAACCTGTTAAGCAAAGTCCAGCCCGTGTAGTCCGTTTCGTCGAGTGCAATAAAGTCTCCGTTAAGGCAGTTTACCGTGTTGTTTACTTTGATAACCGAAGACCAAAGATGGTCAACCGAAACAATCGCTTCAAACAGGTATTGATCCGTAGCAAGGGTTTCGACACCGGAAGTCACATTCGTAACATAAAACAGAAAAGTATAGACGCCGCCCTGATACTTACCTTCGGCAGTTTCCGGAATATCCGTAACAAGCACCAACTGGTTAGTAGCAGTATCCGGTACGGTAGCATCCGCAGCAACAGGCTTGCTCCTGAAGATAGCCCCTGCCGGGTTTTTTATAGCAATACGAACAGCCCAAGATTGACCAACAACACCTTCACCCCCGGCACGGATAACAATTTTGCCATCGTTTACTGAAGCGGCATCGCAGTCAAAAACTGCATTGAAAATAAGCGCCATAACTTTTCTGTTTTATCGTTACAAAGATACGCTATTTTTTTGTTTTTGGCCGACCTTGCTTTCGCGGCGCTTCGTCTTCAACCTCAATAAGTACAGGGGGTTCCGTCTTTCGATCCCGCAATACTTTGTGGCCAAGCTTCAAGCGCAGGGAATTGATTGTTTGAACCGGAGCGTCCTCAAGGTATTCGGCATATTGCGCGCGCCACGTTGAAGAAGAGTCGGTATCCGCCTTAAACAATTCGTCGCCGATTTCACCGTTTTCCAGCGCATATACCGCACCGTCTTTGCGGTCGTAATAAATGATTTCACGGCTAAGCGCTTCGCCGATAATCTCCTCGGTTGTGATTTCCCACGCAGCCGCCATAACGTCGGAACGGGAAGAACTTGTGTTGACCTTGGTCATAATTTGTTGGCGGCCGGCCTCAATGTTTGACCAAGACATTGCCTCCTCCAAAATCGGATACAAGGCGTTGTAGTTGTCTGCAAAGGCGTTGTGCAGCGCCATAAGCGCACCCTTGATTCCGGAGATAACCACAATACGCTCTTTGTGCTGATCCGTGTCCCAAAACCATGCGGGCATATTGTTTGCGGTCGGATCCTTTTTCTCAATGATGATACGGCGATCAATAGCCAGCCGCAGTTTGCCCACCAAATTGTCGCCGGATGTAGCCCACGATTCAACAAATTCACGCGGATAACCGTCCAGCAGGTTGAGCAGGTTTGCCCGCAGGGGGGCTTCACCCATTCCGGCGGCATTGTCAACACTAACAACACCGGATTGCGTTTGGATTTTCAGAGAAAGGGCTTTTGCGCGAATAACGTCAATATGCGCGTCTTGGATTTCGTTTGCAATAGAGCGACGGAACGCTGCAATATGCAGAGTAGCCATAGCCTCTTTTTCGGCGTCGTAGAAGTAGTAACGGTATCCGTTACCACGATTGAATGGCGAAGATTGGTTGTCGGGGCTAAGGTAATACCAAACGTATTTGTCCTGTTCAGCAGCGGTGATGATTGCAGCGCCGCCGATAATATCCGCCATACGAACAGGCGTGAAATTGTCGGTTCCTGTTTTGCGATCCCGGTTTCGGCTTTTGAAATACCGCAGGGTAAAGGAATTTCCGTTTGTGTCTGAAACTGAAAATTCCGGAGCAAGGCGCAGGGCAATGAGTGTTCTTTTTTGGCCAAATTCGTCTGTTCTTGTCCTGCCTTGGGCAAGGCGAACGTCGGCAATGGCTTGACCTTTTAGTTTCGGGATATTGAAAATCGAAATAAGGTCGGAGGGGTTGATTGGTTGAGAATCGTATGTTTCTCCGTTGAGCGTTCCTGTAATTAGCAACATATAGAAAAAGAATTGATGAAGGAATTGAAAAAATGAGCCGGGCGACAAGTGCGCCCGGCCCATATAAAACTAAAAACCCTTATGCGTCCGGTTTTTGGATAACCAGCAGATTCGGGCAGGCGTAGTGGCCGGCAATTTCAGAGATCATTGCCTTGCGGCGCAAATCCCATCCGTTGACCGGAGTGTCCAGGATGCCGCCGATACCGGCAACACCAGCACCGCCGAAGTCTGCGATTACGGTTTCGCGGGAGTAGTTGCCGAGCTGCTTGTACTCATAACCAACGAACGGAACGGTAGCGCCGTTTGCGCGGTTTACGGTAGAGCCATACGGCATGAAAATCCGGGTTTTCGACCAGTTGTAGCCAGCAGCGCCAGCACCAACAGCCTCATTGAATTCCCAGATTTTTTTGAAGTGGATGTAGTAGCCACCCAGTTTCGCGCCCCGGAAGCCGGAGTAGAACACGAAGTCGCTGGATTCAAACGGCTGCATATCCTCAGCGGGAATGCCCGTTTGCATGGCTACGTTTTTCATCAGCGCCGGAGAAACATCGTTCGAGAAGAAGTCCGAGAACACCTGCTCCGTTTCCACGAAGATGCCGTAGCCTTCGTGCGTAAACAGAATATTTGTTCCGGCCTGTTCCTGATCGTAAATCCCGGTAATGGCATACAGGTCGGCGGTGCTGTAAGAGCCAGCCGTGTACAGGTCTTCGTAGCCATTCGTTTCGATGAAGAAGATAAGCCCTTCCGTGCCTTTCACGTTGATGTCAAAACCAACTTCGGCGTTGAACTCGGTGATGTTGTTGATCGGTTGACCCCAAAGGAGTGCGCCGCCAGCACGCTTTTCAAAGCGGAACATCATGTCCTTGTCCAAGCGCAGGAAAATGCTGCCATCCTGATTTTGAACCGGGTTGACAAACAGCTGGTTTGTGAGGTCGGAGCCGGTCGAACCGCAGGCCTCTTTGACAATTTGGAACGTGTTTGTGTACTTGAGCAGGCGGGGCAACACGCCTTCCGGAATGTTTGAACCTTCGCCGTGCGCATTCGAGGCAATGAAGTACGACTGACCGGCGGTGATGCTACCAGCAAGGTCAACCGTGCTGAGAAGCGGCGTGACGGTGATTTGGTGCGGCGTAGTCGTTACGTTTTTGGCCGTAACGCGCGCGGACTTACCGTCGGGCAGATAGATGATGTCACCAATGCGCGGGTAGGACGCTTGGCGAGCAGCACCGGAAACGGTTTGGCTTGCGTTGTACATCATGTCCGTGTGCAGCGCAAGAACAACGTTTGTGCCAGCGCCGGTCGAGGCGGTGATGATGGAGCCAACCTTCACCAGGCTGTCTTTCCATTCGGCTTCGTAGTGGCCGGTGGTCGGGGCGTTTACGCCGCGAGACCATCCAAAGGCTTTCCACAAAAGGCGGATACCGGCTTCGTGGTTGTGGCGTTCATGGATGTTTCGCAGGATGGAAAATGGATTGTAGTCATACAGGGTGGACACTACCTTTTCGGTAGCGATTTGACCGCCAACAGATCCGAATTGCGCCGTATTGAATGCGCCGGGCGTGGTGATCGTTGCGTCGAGGGGGCTTGTTGCTTGCCCCGGATTGGGAGTATAAGCCATTTGTTATATGGTTTTGCAATTATCAATAAAGTGCGTCCAAAGGTATCGAGCCGCTTCCCTTTCTTTGTTGCGGCTGTATCCCCGGAATGTTTGCCATAGGGCGTTGAGGCGGAGGCCCAGCAACCTTTTGTTGCAAAGCCAGCGTTGCTTTTGCGTATGCGTCACGAGCCATAGACGTCATAATGTCTTCGCCGTGCATCATTAGCAGAAAGCTTTTTACCAAGTGTTTGACGTTGTCAACTTGATCCATTTGAAGCGGGAAGGCCGTCGGGTTTGCCTGAATCGTAGCAATCGTTGCCTGCATCGCTTGGTTTAACTGATCCTTTGAGGGATTAAACTCAAACTGATAGTCAATACCCTGATTTTCGTCTTTGAGAGCGAACGGAACCTTTATATCGTTTGCAACAACAGGGAGGACTTTGTTTGCCCAGCCATCCACAATGGCTTCTCTTTGTCGTTGCGCCTCCTGCGCGCGGGCAACCGCTTCCGGGTTTTCGATAGACACGCGCTCATTTTGAATTGAGGTGCGCGCCTTTTCGGCAAGTTCCCGGACGGCAACACGGTGTGCGGGATTGGTTTCATCGTAGCTATCGGGGCTAAACCCCAATTCCCGTTCGATCAGTACGTCAATTTCCTCGGTGTTATAGTTCGGCTTTTCTATTCCTTTTGCAATCTTGATTGCGTCAAAATCCCCGACCTGACTTGTATCAATTTTGTTAAGGTAGATGAGCCGCTCTATTTGATTAAGGTCAGCGCCGTTGCGCGCAACCTGGTTTATCTTTTCGATAAGCGGATTTGCAAACGGACTAACCGCCTGTTTCGCTTCGTACTCTTTAAGTCGTTGTTCATATTCGCTCAATTTTGTTTGAGCGCTCATGGCCAACTTTACATCGTCCAAAGATTCCACGCCTACCGCTTCTTTCAATGCCTGCTGAAACTTGTCAATAGGCACATCCGCAAAGGCAGACGGCATTTCGGTTTGAACGGCTTGCTGCTCATTTGCAGCTGTAAGACTTGCTAAAATTTGATCGGCATTCCCAATGCCGTCGTTTGCTTGTGTTTCAATCATTGCGCAAAGATAGTTATTGTTTTAAATTATTCGATACAAGATTTAGTTGGGCATCCATCGTTTTCATATTCACATCGTGACGCTGTTCGGCATTTAAACGACGATCTAAGCCCTCCTCAATCATTTGTTGTATTCTTGCTTTACCTTCAAGTGTTGCCATTTGGGTATTTAGCTTTACCTGCTCCATGGCTTGCGCCGCTTCGGCCTGCGATTGCGACTGCTGTTGAACCATAGCCAAAGAACTTTGCTCTTGAGCGCGCCGTTGCGCGGCAACGTATTTGCTCAAAAAGAATTGCGCCTTTTGGACGTCTCCGTTCAGAACCATGTTCAACACCGTAAAGTATCCGTCTTCGGCAATCGTTTGGTTTTGGCGATTGACCTGCAATGCCTGAATAAGCGCTTGGATAATTTCATTTCCGGGTGCGCGCCGAACCACAACGTCAAAGTCGTGAAGCGATAGTTTTTTATCCAGCAATATCACTTGCGGAGTAAAGTCCCTTACAGGGATATGGTTTATTTCAATATCTCCATACAGCACCGCCAACTGATACTTTTTGACAATCATTGCGGAAATACGTTTCAGCATAACCGTATCCGCTTGATATTCCGCCGTAAGCGCACGGTTTGTTGACATTTCATACTGCGATGCCACACCGTTCAAAACGTCCGTTGCAGCCCCCGTTCCGTCTGTTACCTGATTCAGCCCGCACATTTGTTGCATAAGCGATATGGCATCCGTTACCTCCTGCCGAGCCATATTGATATGTTCGATAAAGGAATTTGCGATAGGCGTAACAGGCGGTCGGTTTGACCCTTCTCCGGGCAGACCAAATTCGGATCGTGAATTTAGGAACATCCAGCCCGTGATGGAATAGACGTCCAAAATATCCATCATGGAGAATTTATGCCCGCCCATTTCAACGCCGTCTTCAACCAAAGACATATCCAAAGTAGCGTTCGGCGGAGGCGGCATTTTGGCTAACGCTATGCGCTTCTTTTTGATAGCAATTTCCATATCGTCAATAACGGGAATAACCCGCTCGGTGAGGCTGGATTGACTTGTGCCGTAAACAAGGATAGGCAGTTTGGCTTGCTTCATTCCGTTTACACCTTCGCGCACAATCGTGCAGTCGCGCCCGAAGTCATAAACAATGTCCGTTCCGATGATCCATGTGCAGCGATACACATATTGAACAGCCTGGTCAACCATTACTTTACCCGCTTTCTTTGCGCCCGGCTGCAACTCGCTTGTAGGCTTTACCTTGTCAAATATAAGGCCGCCGCGAGGATGTACGCCATTCACATATCGTTCCGCTTCAGACGCAATAAAATACAGCGTCATTGTATATACGTCGAAACGGTCATACGGGCGATTCCTGTTTGTGCTGCTGTAATTTTCGCGAGCGCCGGAAGCCCAATCGTCCGCACTATTGTAGTTCCAGTACGATTTGTTGTTTGCAACGCCAACGTAGTTTTTTGCAATCTCAATAATTTTGTCTTCGGGCAGCCCGGATTCCATGCGTATTTGCGCAAGCGTTTTACCTTCAACATATCCGGCAAAGTCAATATCCGCAT